AGAAGGCACTAAATACATACTATAATGAATAAAATATTTATATCGATAGCGAGTTATCTGGATTACGAAATACGATACACGATACTCGATTGCATAAACAAAGCAAAACACCCTGAGAATTTATATTTTTCTGTTTGTTTGCAGTACGACGAAAACGAAGGCACAGAAGAGGACTGCATCGACGATTTGGTAAAAAGGTACAATATTAAGATGAGCAAGTATCACTACACTTTGTCCGAAGGCGGTTGTTGGGCAAGACACATAGCTCAGTTCAATTACAACAACGAGGACTTTAGTTTACAAGTCGATTCTCACACACGATTCATTCAAAATTGGGACGAGATCGTTATACGCGACTACAACAAACTAAAAGAAACGGTAGAAAAACCATTGATATCTTTCTTGCCTCCGTCCTATTCTAGATTGGACAAAATAGGAATCGATTACGATCACAAGCACATATTCGATTTGGACAAGATAAACATTCCAAAGATAAAGTATATTACTCAAGAATATTGGCCGATATACGGCGGGTACGACAACGAGCACAACATAGGGTTCGAACCAAAAAACGTAGTTATTTTATACGGAGGCTTCATATTCACCGAAGGCAAATGGGTAAAAGAAGTAAAGCAGGACCCGGAGCACTATTATACTGGTGAAGAGTTTGCTTTGGCCATAAGATCTTATACCAAAGGATACGACATATACACACCGAGTCAAGTGGTAGCATGGCACAGAGCGCATCCGCAAGTGAACAAAAAACATTTCAACAACAATCCAGAAGAAGTAGCCAAAGCAAAACACGCACACGCTATTTCACGATTGATAAAACTAATCAAAGGCGGAGATTTGGGAGAGTACGGTCCAGGCAACGTAAGAACGGTAGAGGATTACATCAAATTCGCCGATATTAAATTCCCAGAGATCTAATGACAAAGCGAGTTATAAAAGACAACAAGTTAATTTCTATGTTCGATGCAGTTAGATTCATAACGTCGAACAAAGAGGATCTATTCGATGCCAAAATCGTAGAAGGGTTGGACGATTATAGAATTATCATAACTCATGGAGTTATGGGCGAATTGATCAATATCGTAGAAAACGACTACTACGGATTGGACAAAAACAAGTTCGTTTTTCTTTGCAATAACATTGAGATAGTCAAGATGCTTCACTCGCTTAAATTGAGCGCGTATCTAATAAGCGAATACATCTTTTCTAACGAGGACGTGTACAGAATATACGAGGACATTGAGCAATATTGGGACTGTATATTTCCTGGCAGAGAATCAAAAACGCACGGTATATTCAACAGAAAGTACAGCGTGAATATCTACAAAATGTACCAGCACTCAACGTATCCAGTACCGGCGGAAAACATGCCCTTATTTTTCAATCAATCGAAGTGCGGATTAATGACCACACTATCAGAAGGATCTTGTTTGTCCGTAGGCGAAATGTTGCTTTGCGGAATTCCAGTAATTTCCGTAAACGCGGCCAATAATTTACCCAACGAATCTTATTACCCTTTCAATAAACAAGCGTACAAAAATACTTACGACATAGTTTTACCTCACACACTTGGAGGCCGCGAATTATTTTTGACCGATAGCAATTCTATATATTGCGATAGGGACGACGATAGCATAGAGGCAGCGATAGTAAAAGCAAACAACAAACGTTGGAATCGCGTATCCATTAGAAGGGACTTTATATCCAAGTTGTATTTCGAAAGACTTCAATTAGTGTACTTACTAAAGAGTCTATTAAAAGATCTACAATTCGAAAACGTAGATCCTCAAGAATTTATTAATTTACCTTACGGTAACAGTTCTATTACCACGCACCAATGGCAAGAGATCTGGACAAAGTTATAATATATGTTTAATATCGCAGTATACTCAGGACACAACGCTTCTATTACTATAGCTCAAGACGATACGATCTTAGAAGTACTGGAGCTAGAAAGATTTACAAACTACAAAAACGCAGGGTTGATGTGGTTTAAACCAATGCACGATCCCGCTAAAACTATACAAGAGATACTTCTTTATTTCAAAATAAAATATGGAGCGCAAGAGTACGAAAATTTACTGTGCAATCAGGACGATACTGCAATGTACGAAAACGTATTCGATGGAAAGTCAAATTTCATCAAACTATTTAAAGCAAAAAATCTCATAGAAATATATCACCAAGAAGCTCACGCTTACGGTGCGTTTTATCAATCCGATCTTCAAGACGCAACCATAATAACTTTCGACGGTGGAGGAAACGATGGCTGTTTTAATTTTTACTCTGCGAATAGAAAAGATGGAGTGAAATTGACTCGCATGGATTACGATTATAATTTGGGAGAAAAGTACGCCGAGATAGGACACCATACGACCTCGATAAGAAGAGAGAATACTGTCAACATGTATCTAGAATATCCAGGAAAACTTATGGGACTCTGCGGTTACGGTAACATAAAAGAAGAGTACTTACCTGCCATGAGAAGTTTTTATACTGGTCATCACGGTCTACGAGAACTAAGGGACGAAAATTATAGAATCATGCAAAGAGCCCTAAACTTGCCTGACGAATTAAGTGGTAAAGTGGAGTTGGACATCGTAGCAACATCTCAAAAAGTATTCGAGGAAGTATTCTACAACGTTAGTAAAAAGGAGATAGAAGAATCGAACGATAAACTAATACTGTCTGGTGGTTGTGCTTTAAACATACTGAACAATACCAAGGTAAACGCAATATCCAAAACGTTCGTTCCACCGAATCCAAACGACGGTGGACTTTCTTTGGGATTCATGCTAAAGTACTTGAAACCAGAAAAAGCCTTCGATGCGACCTACATGGGCCCAGAAGTATGGGACAGATTTCAATTATCCGAGTACATTCACCAGTACGAAGGGAAAGCTTTGGACGAGACTAGATTGACTGAAGATATTATCATTGGCAAAATAGTCGGAATCGTACAAGGACGCTCTGAGATAGGTCCAAGAGCATTGGGAAATAGAAGCATAATATGTAACCCATGTTGGCCAGGAATGAAAGACATTTTAAACGCGAAAGTAAAGAATAGAGAGTACTACAGACCTTTTGCGCCCATAGTTAGATTGGAAGACGTAAACAAATATTTCGAGTTCGATCAAGAGTCCAAGTGGATGAGTTATTGTCCAAAAGTTAGAGAGGAGTACAGGGACGTTCTAAAAGCTATAACACACGTGGACGGTACGGCCAGAGTTCAAACTGTGACCAAAGAACAGAACGAATTATTGTACAACATGTTAACCATTATGGAAGACAAGACCAAGGTCGGAGTTTTGTTAAACACTTCTTTTAACATCGCTGGAAAGCCAATCTTGAATAGTTATAAAGATGCAATATGGATGCTTGAAAATACCCAAATGGACGGGCTAGTATTGGAAAACTATTACATAAAGAAATGAAAAACGTAGGATTTTACTATCAAGTTTGGCACACGAATAAGTTATCTATATTCGAAGCAATGAAGCGACTGAGATCCGTGTATCCGGACAACGAAGTAGTGTTAGTAATTGCAGGGCTGAGTAAAGACTCGGTTACAGAATACGAAAACGACTTTGTTAATATAATTAAAAGTAAATTCAACATAACTACGATCGACTATCTTTTTATAGAGGACAGTCCTTACATGGCCAAATGCATCTTAAACGTACCAGAACAAGAAAGCAAACGAGAAGAGTACATGAAATTTTCTCATCTGTGGTTCGATAAGTTTGTTTTTTTACCCTCTGAAAATATGGACGTAGTCGTTAACTGCTCTGACGATTGGTATCCAATAACACAAATTCCAATAGACTACGATGTGGACGTTTGCGGAAGATTGACTCCATGGAGCGATTGGATGGAAGAAGAGAAGATGAAGAGCAAATTCAATTTTAGCAAAAACGAACTTGTAACGTGGATACAACACGGTCACTACATGAACATAAAAAAACTAAAGCAAAAATACACAGAAGAAAATAAAAAATACATAGACGATGTGGTAAGAGACGTATTTCCTTCTAATCTACCAATATTCTTGGATTACTTTCACAGCTTATGGAACGTAGTAGCTTTTGATACGTTTAAAAGCGCAGATCACATTCACGAAGTCGGAGCGTTTAAAATTAATTACGAAGAAGACAATCACGGTTTTCCTTCTATTCACGGTGGCAAAGGATTACACTTTCTTCCAATAAGCGAAGAAATGATACAATTAGGAATCAAATAACTCAATATATGGCAAAGATCATCATTCTAAATCAGGCAACAATTTATCACAACTATTCCCAGATAGACGCCCTATCAAGAACTACATGGGGATTATACAAGCACCCAGACGTTAAATGCATACACTATTATGGAGCGTTTAATTTGGACAACACTCCAGTGAGCGGATTTCCAAGCATTCCTGCAAGGGGCGAAGTTCTAATGTTCGACGACGATAGAATGTTAGTCGGAGCAAACGATGGCAATGGACCTTATTTCGATCCAAGAGGGGAGAAAATGATGCTAGCTTACGAATACTGCTTAAAGCACTTTGAATTCGACTTCATACTAAGAATATGCAATACGTCTTACATAGACATCGAAGCAATGGTAAAATACTTTAACTCTATTAGAAAGGAACGAATCTACGATGGTACAAGAAACATGTACAACACAGAGATATTCTTCGTTACTGGGTTCAACAGCTACTTATCAAGGGACACAGTAGAAAAGGTAATAGAACACAAGCAGGATTATCTTGACATAAAATTACCCGAGGATTTGGCCCTAGGAAAACTACTAATGCACGATCTAAAGTACACGACCTTCGAAGATCAACCTCACGTAGACACTCACGTATTGGCCACAGAGCCAGGATTCAAACCTGACTCTTTTGTGGGTTCGGAAAGATTCAACTACAGATTCAGATCCCATACTGTGGACGAATACGTGGCATTTCACAACTATATGATAAGAAGATACCAAAAAGATTAAAATCCTAATTTATTCAATTTTTCGTATATTTATATACATAAACAACAATATAATTTATGATCACTATTATCATTATTGCTCTTGTAGCTTTGGCAGGATACGTTATCTACAATAAGACCAAATCTAAAATCTCCCAATTCGAAAACGAATTCAAGTCAAAAATCGATCAAGTTTCTAACATTGTAGAAGAAGCAACAAAAGACGTTGAAGAAGTTATTACAAAAGCTGAGACTATCGCAAGCTCTGACGCAAAGAAAGTTTTAGCAGAAGCTAAAAAAACGACTAAGAAAGTAAAAGAAGAAGTTGCAGACATAAAAACTAAAGCAACTAAGATAACAGCGAAATCTAACCAAAAAACAAAAAAGAAATAGTATATGGCAAAAATCACGTTAAAGCTTTATGAGTTCTATAGCTTGGAAGCGGAATTAAACGGAGTTATAGATCAACAAACTGGACAGAAAGTTTCCAACGGTTTGTTATTAGAAAGATTAAAAGTAACTACAAAGTACTGGTTACAAGAATTGGCTAAGAAAGCTGTAGCTGAAAAAGAAGCGTGCGAAGCTATTAGACAAGACCTAATCAAAAAGTACGGAGAAGAGGACGAACAAGGAAACATCGCTATTCAACAGTTTATCAATGTTGTTAAAGACGCAGACGGTAAACCAGTAAGCGGAGACATTAACCCTAAGTTCATCGAGTTCCAAACAGAATGGAACAACTTCTTAAACGAAGACAAAGACTTGGACTTCAGAGACTTTAAATTGTCAGAATTCGAAGAAACAAAATCGGACAGCGCTTTAACCACTTTCTTCAAGTTGGTAACAGCAGAAGATTAATACACCCAGATTAATGGCTCGCAACTAGCGGGCCGTTTTTCTTACATATTTATAATACACAGTTATGCCAGAAGCAAATAAAATTACAGAGGACGAATTAGCAAGATTGAACCTCTTAAAACAGGACGCCTTAGAGGTAGCATCGGCGTTAGGAGAATTAAATTACCAAAAGACCATCTTAGAACTTCAGATAGACGATTTAACCAAGAAAATTAAAGACATTAGATCAAGAGAGTTCGATTTCTTCCAACAGTTAAAAGATACTTACGGAACAGTTTCCATAAATATTAATACCGGAGAATTTCAATAAAGTGTTTTGATAAATAGGTCTATATTTATTAGTAGCTAAAAAATAACATTAAATGGCCGAAACACTCATTAGTCCAGGCGTTTTCTTAAACGAGAACGATCAAACACAGATAACAGCGGGACCAATAACTGCAGGTGCAGCTATCGTAGGTCCAACAGTATTAGGACCGGTAAACAACCCAACTCTAGTAACTTCTTATTCACAATACAAGCAAATATTCGGTTCTACCTTCGTTTCTGGAGGTGTTACTTTAGAATATTTAACAAGCGTTGCTGCGTTGAACTATTTCAACCAAGGCGGTGCGTCTTTATTAGTAACAAGAGTAGCTTCAGGTTCTTACACGGTAGCAACAGCGAGCGTAGCTTCTACAGGTGGAGCTCAAGCTTTCCAATTGAATACCCTTTCAGTTGGTACAATCATGAACAACGCTACTGCATCAGGTAACCAAGGTTCTTTAATTTCAGGATCTGCTGCTAACGTTAGATGGGAGATCGTTGGATACAACACTGGATCTGGTACATTTACATTGAACATTAGACGTGGTGATGACTACGAGAACAATAAGAACGTATTAGAAAGCTGGTCAAATCTATCTTTAGATCCAAACCAAACTAACTTTATCTCTTACGTAATCGGTGATCAATATCAAACATTGACTCAGGACGCAAGTACAGGAGCTTATTACTTACAAAACACTGGTAGCTACGCTAACAAGTCTAAGTACGTATACGTTGCTTCTGTTAACACAACTCCTAACTACTTCGATCAAACTGGTAAACCTCAAAACCAATATACAGCTTCTTTACCTCAATCTGGTTCAGGATCTTATAACGGTGGATTCGGCGGTGCAATTGGTCAGTATTGGGGATCTTACGGTCAAGCTGCGTTAAACATGTTTGAGAATATTCCTACAGTAACATCAATTTATTCTAGCCCAACAAGCAATATTCAAGGAGTTTACGGTCCTGACTACGATACAGCTATTAGCTTATTAGCTAACCAAGATCAATACGACTTCAATATCATATACGCACCAGGTTTAAACAACCAAAATGCTCCAACAGAAATCAACAACTTATTGACTTTATCAAGCACAAGAGGTGATAGTATTTCAGTGGTAGACTTGGTTGGATACAATCAACAATTGGCTACCGTAACTAGCGCGGCTACAAGCTTCGATAACTCTTACGGCGCTACTTATTGGCCTTGGATTCAAATCAAATCTGCAGAGACAGGAAGAATGAACTTTATACCAGCTTCAGTTTTAGTACCAGCTGTATACGAGTACAACGATAAGATTGCTGCAGAATGGTGGGCACCAGCAGGTTTAAATAGAGGTGGTTTGGCTACGGCTTTACAACCTGAAAGAAGATTATCTCTTACAGATAGAAACAACTTGTACGCTGCGAAAGTTAACCCAATTGCTACCTTTACAGGAGTTGGTACAGTTATCTACGGTCAAAAGACATTGCAAGCGAAAGCAACTGCATTGGACAGAGTAAACGTAAGAAGATTATTGATCTCATTGAAAAGATATATCAGACAAGTTGGTCAAACTTTGGTATTCGAACCTAATACTCAAGTTACTTGGAACAAATTTGTTAACCAAGTTAACCCGTACTTAGAATCAGTACAACAAAAGCAAGGATTGTACGCTTTCCAAGTAATTATGGACAGCACTAACAATACTCCTGACCAAATCGATAGAAACATTTTAGTGGGTAGCATTTACTTACAACCTACAAGAGTGGCTGAATTTATCCAATTAGACTTTAACATTTTACCAACTGGCGCAACATTTGCCCAATAATAAACTATAACAAACAACTATAATGAAAAATAGCACATTAGTTAGAATCAAAGTTCCTAAAGCTTTATACGAGTCAGCTCTTAGAAAGGCTTTATTAGAAGCAGGAGACAAAGAACACAAAGGCGGTCACAAAGACAATAAATTTGCTAAAGAGGACGATTACGGCAAAAAAGCTAAAGTTGCAAAACCAACTGCTAAGCACACAGATAAAGAGCCTAAAAAAGGCGGTGGCGCTCACAAAGGAAAAGCTTTCGTTAAAGACGACGCGTATACTAACAAAGTAAGCGCTAAGAAATCTTTGGGTGAAACTAAGAAGAAGATGAAAGAAGCTACTCAAATTGAAAAATTCCGTACTTTGACTCCAAATAGAGAAATCGTTAAGGACGCAAGTAGAATGCAAGAGAAGAAAGAAAAATTAAAAGAAGTAGACGAAAATACATTGGGTGCAATCCTTGGATTATTACCAGTAGTTGGTCTTTCTGCGGCTTATATTAAAGACGTTATTAAGAAAATGAAAGCTCAAGGTTTAAAAGGCGTTAAAGGATTTAAACAAGCTGCCGGTGAAGTAGGCACATCTGCTAAACAGCACATGGATAAGACAATTGGCGGTAATGCTCCAGGTCAAGGACACGGCGTTCAAACAGGTAAATTCGAAGAGCGCAAGCACAAAATCAAAGAAACAAAAAAGCACGACGATACAGCTGAAGATACAAAGTTAATCAAGAAGTTAGTAGCTCCATCTGCGTTAAAAGCTGCAGGAAGCAAACACCCAGACGAAAAGGCTGACGTTACTTTAATGCACAAAAAGCTTAAACCATCTGCTTTCAAAGGTTCTAAATAATTAGATCACAGATATTTATACAAAATAAGAACAAATGCCAATTTTAGATCCATCAGAAATAATGTTTACAAGCTTCGAACCAATGGTTCAGAATCGCTTCGTATTCTATATAGACGGTATCCCTTCATATTTGATCAAAAAAGCTGATGCTCCAGGCGTTACTTTAGGAGAGATCAAAATAGAACACATCAACGTTTACCGTAAGTTAAAAGGTAAAGCAGAGTGGAAGGACATCGCTTTAGAATTATATAGCCCAATATCTCCATCAGGCCAACAAGCCGTAATGGAATGGGTAAGATTACACCACGAATCTGTAACAGGCCGCGATGGTTATTCTGACTTCTATAAGAAGGACTGTAGCTTAGCAATTTTGGGTCCAGTTGGAGACGTAGTTTCCGAGTGGGTTATCAAAGGCGCTTTCATCAAAGAATCAGGATTTGGTTCTTACGATTGGGCAACTGCCGATCCTACAATGTTGACTTTATCATTGGGAATGGATTACGCAGAACTAAATTATTAAAATTATTAAGCTTAATTTTTAATTTCATAAAACCTCCTATATTTATTATAAAGGAGGTTTTTTTATGCTCGCAACTTATTTCAAAATAATTAGACAGGCTATCAAAGAAGATAGAACAAAAGATGGTGAAACTTACTACGAAGCCCATCACATAATACCCAAATCTTTCGGCAAAAAGAGTTCAATAGTATTACTTACTGCAGATGAACACTATAGGGTCCACAAAATATTGGTGGAGTGCTTCAAAGATCATTCTTTATATTCCTATAAAGTTTACTGGGCTTTTCACAGAATGTCCTACGACGGTTCAAAAACTTTAACAGAACAAGAGTATAAAGAAGCCAGAGAAATTCTTATGCCTATGTGGAAAAAAGAAAAATCAACTGCTCATAAACAAAAAATAGCTAATTATAGAAG